CGGCCCAGGGTGTCGGTGTCGTCCTCGGCGATGGCGGGCAGGTTCACCAGTTCCCACCCGCCGTCGTTCAGCAGGCGGCCGGTCAGGTCGTCCTCGTGCCAGCGGGTGGCCTGGACGATCACGCTGCTGCCGGGCTGCAGGCGGGTCCAGAACACGTCGGCCCACCAGTCCCACACGCGGTCGCGCAGCAGCCTGGACTCGGCGTCCTGGCGGTTCTTGATCGGGTCGTCCACGACGCCCACGCCGGTGATGCCTTCGCCGGTCAGGGGGCCGCCCACGCCGGTGGCCAGCAGGCCACCTTCGCTGGTCGTCAGCCACTGGTTCACGCTGGCGGACTCGCGGCTGATCGGCACGCCCGCGCTGCGGGCGATGCGGCGGGCCTTGCGGCTCTTGGATCGGGCCAGGCGGTCGGCGTACGTGACGAACGCGTGCATCCTGCGGGGGTCCTGCTGCAGTAGCCACGCAAGGGCGTTCAGGGTCAGGTCGGTCTTGCCGTGCCGCGGGGGTGCCTGGACGATGGCGCGGACTTCCTCACCGTCGGCGATGCGGTCGTACAGGTCGACCACGGGGCGCAGCCAGTAGGGGTCGGCGTACCCGCTGTTGTACTGCTGGATGAAGTCGGGCAGGGTGGGGCGGGCGGCCTCGGCGCGGCGCTGCAGTTCGTCGGCGATCATGCGGCGCTGCAGTTCGCGGCGTATGACCTCGGGCGGCGGCCGCGGCCCGATGGCGCGGCGGGTTACGTGTCCTGCAGCCATGCCTGCAGTTGATCGGTGGGCACCTGCGTCAGGTCGACGCCGCGCAGGTCCAGTTCGCTGCGTTCGACGTACCCGCGGGCCTTGCCCTTGGTTTTCAGGTAGAACTGCACGGCCCAGGGGTCGCCGCGTTCGATGGCTTGGAACAGGCGATGCTCGGCGACGTCGTTCACGTCCTCGGTGGCGGCGGCCTTCACTTCGTGCAGTTCGGGCCACCGCTTCAGGGCGCGGTACACGCTGTCACGGTGCGCGCCCAGCACCTTGGCGGCGACGCTCACCAGGCCGTGGCTGTCGATCAGGGCCTGGGCCACTTCCTTGCGTGTCAGGTGGTTCGTGCGGCGGTTCGTGCGGGCCTTGGCCTTCGCCTTCGCTGGGGCCTTGCCGGGGGCCTTGGGCGGGGGTGGTTCAGGTGTCGAACTCGTCGTGCGAGGCATGCTGTGACCTCCTGGGCCGGGGGTGCGCTCCTGGCGCGGTCCTGGCTTGATGGTACACGCGTGCGCCGCACAAAGAGCGACCCCCCGCTGGCGGGCGAGGGGTCACAACATCGGAGAACTCGCGTAGTGCTTGGACGGCGCGGCGCGGTTCCCTCCCGGAGCACCGGAGGTGCTTGACGTGAGCGTATCACACCAGAATGGCTGGGGTTGCGCCCCGGCCTGGGGTGGGGGGTCAGATGTCGGCGAACAGGGGCCCGTGGGCGCGCATGATCCAGTGCGCGGTGCGGGCGCGGGCGATGTCGGCGTACGTGGGGTCCAGTTCTATGCCGGTGGCGTCGTCCCACCCGGCGAGCAGCGCGCCGATCACTTCGCTGCCCACTCCGCTGTAGGGCGTGAGGATGCGGCGCGGGGTGGCGTCGGGGCGGGGTGGGGGTAGCAGGAGGGTTGCCAGGTACTGCGTGAGCGCCAGGGGTTTGACGGTGGGGTGCGGGTTGCGGGCGGTGGTGTCGTGGGGGTTGCCTGCGCCGGTTTGGAGGGTGCCGTCGGCGTCGCCCTTCATGGTTCCGACGTGTTCGTGCATGGGCAGGTGGTGCAAGCCTTCCTCCCGTTCGGCGCGGCTGGCTTTAGCGGTGTAGTAGAACCTGGCGGCGCTGCCGGTATCGCCCTCGCGCGGGAACGTGCTGATGGCCGGTTGTTTGCCGTACGCGTTCCCTTGGCGCGTTGCCTTTTCGTAGGGATTAACGGTGCCGCTGGTGGTTTCGGGGAACCCTGCGAGCACTTCGTCGCTGCCGTCGTGGATCACGTTCGCGGGCCAACGGCCAGCCGCGTGCGCCTCGTAGGGCTCGCCACGCATCTCCGGCGACTTGTTCATGATTCCTCCGACCGACTTGGTCGGCGTGCCGAAAGGCTGCGGAACGTCCACACTGAGCACTCGGCATCCGTCGATGTTGAGCGCGCCGGTGCCGTGCTGTAGGGCGTTCGCGGCGACGGTGCCCTGGGGTGGTTTGCGTACCAGGGTCCACAGTTCCATGGCGGGTTTCAGGGCAGTGCCGTACCCCTGCCACCGCTCCGCGTCCGGGGTGGCGGGCGTGGTGATGGGCGCGGACCAGCGATCGCCGTAGCCGTGGCCGCCCTGGATCGCGTGCGGCGCCGCGTGCGAGCCGTCGACCTGACGGCGCGCGCCGTCGAGCGCTCGATCCGCGGCGACGCCGACCACGGCCCGCTCGGCGCCCGCGGCGCGGTCGATCCCTTTGCTCACGTCATGGCTCTTGGGGAACCCTGACCCGTACAGCCAGGCGATCACGTCGCGGACCTCAAACCCGGCGGCCTCCAGGTTCGACACCATCCGATGCTGCGTGCGGGTGCCGCAGGCGACCAGCGCGAACGCGCCAGGCTTCAGGACGCGCAGGGCCTCGGCCCACACGTCGGCGCTGGGCACGCCTCGGTCCCACGCCTTGCCCATGAAGGCGATGCCGTACGGGGGGTCGGTCAGCATGGCGTCGTACGTGTCAGTGGGGAGGGTCGTGAGGGTGTGCAGGGCGTCGCCGGTCAGGTACGTGGCGGGCATGTTCCTCCTGTGCACGCCCCGGCTGTGGCGGGCCGGGGCGCGGGGCGGTGCGGGGGTGGGGTCAGGCGGTGAAGTCGGCCAGGCCGCGGGTCAGGTAGTACCGGCGCTCTTGCCAGGTGCTGATGGCGGTGCGGGCGACGTTGCGCATGCGGCGGGCCTTGGCGTGCAGTTCGGCGGCGATCCACGGGGTGGTTTCGGCATTGGCCTCGGCGGTGATGCGGCGGGCGGCGTTGCGGGCCTTCGTGACGGTGTCGGCGAACTCGGCGCGGGTGGCTTCGATCTTGGCGATGGCTTCGGTGCGGGTCATGTGGTTGGCTCCTGTCTGCAGGTGGCTCCTGCTGATCTGACGTAATGGTACACGCTGGTGTACGTGGTGTCAAGTGCCCGAACGCCGAGCGCCCAGGCTGGTGGCCTGGGCGCTCTGACGGATCACGCGCAGCCGTCGACCGGCTGGCCTGCAGTCTACACAGGGGTGCCGTCGTACATGTCGGCCTTGCGCACCATGTCGCCCCCGTGGGCGTCGATTGACGCGGCCAGCAGCACGCGCACGTGGTCGACCGCGTCGCGCAGCGCGGTGCGCAGACCGTCATGCACGGCGGTGACGACGAACTGCGCGGCGCCGTCGTCGGCCTGGCGCACGTCGACCAGCAGGTGGACCACCTGGTACTCGCCGATGGTCTGCTCCAGGTCGAACACGGGCACCTGCACCGTGAGGCTGTCGGGCACGTCGGCGCCTGCCTGCTGGCGGATGGTGGCGGCGATCCTGCGGTCCACGCCTTCGCGGCCCTTCGCCACGACGGTGGCGGTGTCGCCCTCGGTGCTGATGCGCAGGGCGCGGAACTGTTCCACGTCGGCGTCGGGCACGTGGCCGTTCATGGTGCTGCGCAGCCAGTGGATCAGGTCGCGCTGCGTGAACGCGCGCGGGCGGGTCAGGGCCTGGACCTCGGCGAACACGGGGTGCAGGGGCATGGGCAGGGTGTGCCGCCACGCGTGCCAGCGGGTGGCCAGGGTGGCGACGATGCCGGTGCTGCTCACGTAGATGCCGCGCAGCCAGGTTTCGTGCATGACGTCGGCCATGTCGGCGGCGATGCGGCGCACCAGGCTGTCGGTGTGGGCGTGGCGAGTGTCGCCTGGGGGCAGGCCGACGGTGAACAGGTCGCGGTCGGGGCTGATCATGCGCATGTCGCCGTCGGACTCGCGCACGTAGTACACGCCGGTGCTGGCGTAGTCGGGCGCCAGGACGATGGTCTGCTCGCGGCGTGCCAGGTCGGCGATGTCGCGCACGTGGTTGTCGTTCACGACGGGGTGCCCTCGGTGAACATGCGCACGGCGGTGTCGGTGGGCAGGGTGGCCACGACGCCGTCGCCCTTCGTGGTGGTGGGCAGGTACTCGCCGCGGCCTGCGCGGGGCGGCACCTTCGTGGCTACCTTGACGCTGGCCTCCACGCCCTTCATGCCGCCGCGGTCGTTGATCACGGGCTGCAGTTCCGCGGTGATGGTGACGCGGCGGGCCTTGGGCAGCATGGGGCGGGCGTCGCAGTCGGTCAGGGCCTCGTCCAGGGCGGTGTCGATCAGCAGGCGTACGGTGCCGTCGTCCAGGTCGCCGATGGTGTCGACGCTGAACTGCTGGGGGGCGGGGGTGGTGGTGGGCATGGTCTGGCCTCCTGTGGGGTGCGGGCGCGTGGTCGCGGATCGGCCGCGCGCGGGTCGCTGGGGTGGGGTCATGCGGTGGTCGCATCATGCCAGGCGGCCACGATGCGGTCGACGTCGTCGGGGTGCCAGACGCGCGGTGCGCCTCGGCGGTGCTTCAGGCGGGTGTGGCGTGCGCCCTTGGCCAGGGTGCGCAGGCGGCCGGGGGTGCGCAGCAGGCGGTCGGCGGTGTGCATGGGGTCGGTGCCCAGGCGGCGGGCGACCTCGGGGGTGGGCAGCCAGTCGATCACGTCGGCCTCGGGCGTGCCGTCTGGGGTGGGCACGCTGTAGTGCTGCGCCAGCCATGCGTCCACCCATGCCTTCGGGGCGATCAGCGGGCGGTGCGTGACGTGGTGCGCCTTGCGTAGGACGCCGTCGGCGCGGGCGGCGCGGACGATGGCGCGGCTGCTGCTGTAATGCGTGCCGTGGAACTGGTCGTGCGCGTCGACCAGGCGGACGTACCCGTGCGGGATGCGGTCGCCGTTCACGCCCAGGCGCTGCGCCTCGGATCGGATGCTGCCGGTGGCGCGCAGCACGCCGGTGGCGCGCAGGATGGCGCGTTGGACGGCGTCGGGCGGGTGGCGGTTGTACATGCGTCGGATGATGTCGCGCTCCACTTCGGTGTAGCGGATCGGGTGCGCTCGGGTGGACGTGCGGACGGGGGCACGCTCGGGCACTACGCGCCGCCCAGGTCGCTGCCGTTCAGGCGCTCCAGGACGTCGCGGACCTTGCGGCGCAGGCTCGCCTCGGCGTCCTGGCGGCGGCCGTAGGACAGGACGTCGTCGGGCGTGATCGGCATGGGCAGCAGGTCCGCCAGCAGGCGCCATTCGTCGGGCTCCAGATCGTCGTCCGTCGTCAGCAGGACGCCCGCTACCTCGACAGGCTGCTGCGGGGTGGGCGGCAGTGGCCGGTCGACCTGGCCGTGCGGGGGCAGGCCCGGCGCGTTGGCCATCATGCTGTGGGCGATCTGCCAGGCGCGGCGCGCCAGTTCCCTGCGGTGGTGATCGACCGGGCGCGGGTCGTGTTCGGGGTTCACGTCGGCCGTGGGCCACTCGCCGTCGGCCAGCAGGCCGATCAGGGCGGCGCGGGCGAAGTCGTCGCGGCGGCGTTCGGTGTGGTCGCGCGCCTGCGCTTCGTGCAGTTCGTCCAGCATGCGGGTGGTGATCATGGGCGGGCCTCGGGCTGCACGCCGTTGCGTCGGTTCGTGTCGCTGCACAGCCGTTCGGCGGCCTCACGATACGCGGCGTCGCTGGCGTCGACCACCGAACGGCGGCCGGGGCGGTACGGCATGTCCTCGGCGCGGATGATGGCCCAGCCGCGGCCGGTTGGGGCGGCGGCGCGCGCGTCGCGCAGGCGGGCGCAGGGGGTGACGTCGTGCGAAAGGTGCGTGGGCGTGGGGCCGTGGTTCAGGAAGTAGGACACGGTGGCCTTCACGCGCGGGCCTCGGGGCGGCGGGTGCGGGCCTGGGCGATCAGGACGACGGCGTGGGCCATCGCGCGCGCGCCGGTGCGGCGTAGGTCGCGGGCGTACGCCGCGGCGTGGTCGCGGTCCTGCTGGCGAGTGGTGGTGGGCATGCTGGGCCTCCTGTGCGCGTGGCCGCGCAGTGTGGGGTGAGCGGGCCCGTGGGCCCGCCCGGTTGGGGGTGGATCAGAGGATGCCGCGCCGGTCGCCCTCGCGCACCAGGGCGTCCAGGCGGTCGCCGGTGTCGCAGACCCAGCGGCGGCGGGCGAACGCGGTGCGCAGGGCTGACTGCGTGTCGGCGATGGCGGTGCGCAGTTGCGTGTCGGTCATGGCGTGCAGGGCGGCGTTCGTGGGGGTGGTGGCGGTGGTGGGGGTGCGCATGGTCTGCCTCCTGGTTGGCCGTGGCTCGGCCGGTCGTTCTGGACATGATGGTACACCGCGTGTACCAGGGTGTCAAGCGGGCGGGAGCTTCCGAGGACGACCCCGAGTCTTACCCGGAGTCACACCCGTCCCGAAGCGCTCACGCATCACCTCAGCCACCTCACGCGACACGAATGCGCACAACCGACCCCGCACGAACAGCAGCTCACACCCCAACTCACGACCCACTTCCGCTGCGTAGCTCTGACTCACGCCGTGTTCCACAGCAAGGCTCTTCGTACTGACCATAGCGCGTGCCTTCTGACGGTCCGAGTCCAGCGCTCGTCGCACGCGCTCGACGTCGTGCGGGTTCAGCAGCCACGTGCCGCGCTTGCCACGGATCGCGTGCGCGTTCGCCAGGTGCGGCGCTAGGGCGCCCTCGCCATTCAGGCCACGCAGGACCGTCGTGCGGCCGACCCGGAGGATGACGCGGGCCTGGTCGACCGTGAGGAAGGCGTGCCGTTCGTCTTCGTTCTGCTGCTGCGCGAGCCACGTGCCCGCTTGAGCGTCGGCCCACTTGTTCGGGACGATGGCGGCGAGAGCTTGGCCGCGGGGGCCGCGGCCGACCCTTCGGAGAACGCCGTCGCGCTTGGCGCGCGTCCACACGTTGCTGGGGTTGACGCCGACGGCGCGCGCGAGGTCCGTGACGCGCGTCCAGCCGTCAAGGTCCCCGACGCGGATGCCCCGACGGCTCGCCCACGCGTGGATGGCGGCCGGGTGCTTGCCCAGGCGCTTGGCAACCCAAGCGCGACCCTTGGTCGGCAAGTGCTGGGCGATGAAATCGGCGACCTCGGGCGGGTACGCGGCGGGCATCAGGAGCCTCGCAGGCCGTCGGGCGCACGCATGGCGTCGTCCAGATCGAACGCCTGCCCCAGCGCCTGATCGAACGACACCAGCGCGTCGTCGTACCCCTGCAGCACGTTGTCCAGCAGGTACACGTACTGCGGCACCAACACCCGGCCAGCCAGCCAGTCCACGGCGCGCTGCGTCAGCCTCCACGTGGCGCGCTGGTGCGGGTGCGCCTCCAGCAGGCCCCAGTGGCGCAACTTGGCGTACTTGCCGCCCAGGCGCATGCCAGCGCTGAACTGGCCGCCGACGGTGCGCAGGTCGATCCACGCGCGGGCGTCGCGGTACCCGGTGGCGCGTGCGCTGCTGCGGGCCATCGCCACCAGGAACTGTGCCTGTGTGCGGCTGACGCGGTAGCGGTACATGCGCACCAGGCGGCCGCAGCAGGGGCAGGTGGCCCCGGTGGCTTCGGTGCTGTGCGTCTGGACGTAGTCGCGGGCGGTGCGCAGGCTGGCGGTGGGGCCGGGCATGCGGTCGTGGTCGCCGCGGGCGGTGGCGGCGACCTCCACGACCTGATCGAACAGCGGGCGCGCGCTCACGTCAGGCCCTCGGCGTCGGCGGCCGCGTCGGCGTCGCGGTCAGCGCGCACGGTGGCCACCACGTCGCGCAGGATGGCCCCACCGATCAGGACGGCCACCGGGGCCACCAGCAGCCACGGGGCGGTGATGAACGCCCACGTGACAGCATCGTGCAGCCACTCGGGCGGGGTCATGGCAGCACCGCGCGCACGCCGAACTGCACGCCGTCGCAGTCGATCACCAGGTGCGGGCCGACCAGGTCGGGGTGCGACGCGGGCCCCAGGATCGTGCAGGGGCCGGTCGTGAGGGTGACGCGGTCGCGGGCGTTCACGGTGGCCACGACGGCGACGGCCAGCGCCAGCCAGGCGATCAGGTGCGTGACGATCACGGCGGGGTCGGGCCGGGGTCGCCGCGGGCGCACGGGGGCCCACGGGTGGCGGGGGCCGGTCATGCGCGGCCGCCGTCGAACTGCACCAGGGGCGGGCGGCCGACGCCGCGGCGTTCCACGTGCAGGTACCCCTTGGCGTGCAGGGCGTCCAGGTGCTGGCTCAGGGTGGGGTACGTGATGCCCAGCGCGCGGGCGGCGTCGGTCATGATCGGCAGGCCGCCGTGCTGGTCGGCGTACGTGCGCAGGTACTGGTACGCGCGGCCCTGGGCGGGTGTCATGCGGGGGCGGGTGGTTGGCTCAGGCATCGGGGGTCCCTTCGGTGGGGGTGCGGGCGTCGCGGTCGGCGATCAGGACGGCCACGGCGACGTCGTCGGCGCGGGCGTCGGCGCGGCGCATCAGGGCGTCGCGGGTGTCGGGGTCCATCTGGTCGGCCAGGGCGCGGGCCAGGTCGGCCAGGCTGTCGGCGACGGCGTCGGCCACGCCGTCCTCGGGCCACAGGACGCCCAGCGCCAGGGCCAGGGTGGTGATGGTGTGGCGGGCGCGGGCGGTGCGCTCCAGCAGGTGCAGCCGGTCCAGATCGGTGGCGTGCAGGGCGGCCTTCAGTGCGTCGACTTCGCCGCTCCATTCCTGCATGGCGTTGGCGAGCATCGCGTACTGGCATTGCACCTGTGCGGTCGCCAGCAGGCGGCGGACGCTCACGTGTTCGCCTCGGGCCGGTGGCGGTACGCGGGCGGGCAGTCGATCAGGGCGGCGTAGCCAGCGGGCGTCAGCCTGAACAGCAGGCCGCCGATGCCGGGCGGCTGGCCCTTCGGGCTGGCGCGCAGCAGGCCGCGGTCGGCCAGGGCGTACAGGTCGCGGCGCAGGCGGTCGTACGTCGGCACGTGCTGCGCGGCCTCGGGGTCGCCGTCGAACTGCGCGCCGACTCGATCAGCGGCCGCGCGCTGCACGTCGGCGACGCTGCACCAGGTGCGGGCACCGATGGCGCGCTGCAGGTCGTCCAGCAGCATGCACTGGTCGGGCGTCAGGCCCTCGGCGGCGTGCGTCGGCGTGGTGTCCATCTTCTGGGCCTCCTGACGGGCGCGGCGCGCCGCGGCGATCTGCTGGCGGGCCATGACCTCGGCGTACGTGGCCATCAGAACGGCGTCCTGGCGACGTGCTGCGCGACGACGTCGCGCAGGTACTCGCTCCTGGGCGTGCTGCCGCGCAGGGCGTCGACGGCGTCGACCTGGTGCCGCGCCAGGCGGATGGTCACGGGCTGATCGGCGGCGGCGTCGCCGGTGGCCTGCGCGGCCTGGCGGGCGTCGGCCAGGCCCGCGTCCTTGCGCAGGTGCGTGTACACGGTTTCGCGGCTGCATCCCAGGTCGCGGGCGGCGGCGGCGACGCTGCCTCGGTGCCGCTTCAGGGCCTCGGCGATGCGTTCGGGTGTCCAGGTGCTGCTGGCGGGGGTCGTCATGCGGGGGTGCCTCCTGTGGCGTGGGCGGGCCCGCCGGGTGGCGGGCCCTGGTGTGGGGTGATCAGCGGTAGACGACGCCGACCAGTTCGGCGGGGTCGACGCTGGTGGTGAACATGCGGCACTGGCGGTTCGACAGGTAGCGGACGCCCGCGCGGCCGTTGGCGTGCCACTTCATGATGTCAACCTGGCCGTACTTGGGGTGCGTGGCGGTGGCGGCGGCAGGCTTCAGGGTGGGGAACAGGTCCTGCCAGGTGCCGGTTTTGCGGGGGGTGGTCGTGGTGGTCGTCATGGTGTGCCTCCTATGCGCGTGGCTCGCGCGGTGTGATCTGACGTAAGTGTACACGCCGTGTACGGTGGTGTCAACAGGTGCGGGGCCCGCCAGATCGGCGGGCCCCGCGGGCCGCTCAGACGTGCACGTAGAACGGGGCCGGGTCGTCCTGGCCGCTTTCGATCCAGGCCACCAGGGCGGCGTCGTCGCGGCGCTCCAGGTCGGTCATGATCCACTGGCGCACCTGGATCACGGCCAGGCGGTCGTCCTGCGGCAGCGCGTAGTCGGCCATCAGTTCGTCGGTGTGCATCCACTGTTCGCACACCTGGGCGGTCGTGAGGGTGGCCATGCGGGCGGCGGCGTCGGCGTGCAGGTCGCGGGCGGGGGTGGCGGGGGTGATCATGTCGGGCCTCCTGGTGCGCGTGGCTCGCGCGGTGAACTGACATGATGGTACACCCCCGTGTACGTGGTGTCGACCCCTGACGCCCGACGCCTCCAGCGGGGCCCACCAGACCGTGCCGCAGTCCAGGCAGCGACCGATCAGGAACGCCCACGCGTCGCCCAGGGCAGGCTCACGCGGCGGCGCGTTCGCTGGCATGCGCACCCGCTGCAGACGCACCGCCGAACGCAGGTAGCGGTCGACCGGGTGGACCTCGTGCCCGTACTCGTCAGGGATCGACCGCGCAGCGCAGCGGCACAGGATGGTGGGCTCAGCCACGTTCATGGGCACCTGCGCAGGCAGCAGCCTGATCCACGGCGCGTCCAGCGCCGACGGCTGCCGCAGGTGGTGCAGGGTCAGGTGGTACGCCTGGCCGCTTGTGGGCGGCCCGTAGCGCATCACTACAGGGCAGCGCCCAGGATGGCGGCCACCACCGCCGCGGTGGCGATCAGCAGCCACGCGGCCGGTGACTCATCCACGAACCCGCGGTGCCGCGCCTGCAGCACCAGGCCCAGGACGGCCCAGGCGGCGATCAGCAGCAGCGCCCCGGCGGTGCTGGGGCGCGGGGCCGACAGCAGGGCGATCCAGACGGCGGCGGACAGGGCGAAGGCGTACGGGGCGACGTTGACGTGGG